TACCAAGCGGTACTCATTATATCTGTGGGATCAATTTTTGGCCATATCCTGGTAAATATCCATTGCCAAATTTTTAGGGACACTACACTATAGTTCCAAACAGATAAGACGCATCTTATCGATTAACTATGAATACTGGAGGCAATAGTGAATATTATTACCATAATTTGGTACATTATAAAAGTGCAACTCGCATCATTAACTGTGGCACTACTCAATACTTTTATGATGTGACAACAACTTAATAGAGAAGCCAAAAATTAGCTATGGTATATGGACCAAGCTTTGAAACATAAAAATGTTATTTTTACAATTATCTATATGAGATTGCATCATTGGCACATAAAAGTAAATTCATTCAGGAAATAATGGACCAATTTAAAGCTATGGGTTATTCAACATCATAAAAATAGAAATTAGACAAAGCTCTATCAATGAAAATTTATGATAACACTTATCGATTTGAAATCTTCAATAAAATCAGTAATTATTGGAATTAAAGATAACAACCCAATATCCCTTACAGTAGTAAATTGTTAATAAGTAAGATACATGCGAATTGGGCTTTTAAATATGCAAAGGAACTTGATCTTGTAAAAATGTACAAAGAACATAAGAAGTTTTTCCTTTTCCCAAGAAAAATAATAGCGCAGTGGGAAGATTCATATAAGGGTGTCTAAAGAAAAATGATATGTTTATCAAAGACATGGCATACTAAACTTTAAATCAATAAGCAGGATATTCGAATCTAGAGGCTTGTTAATGGTAAAGGCAGTGTACATGTTAATGTTAACACTCAATGTGTGAATTATTATAAGAATATATTGTAAGGGAAAGTCAGTATTTAAGGGATGATCTTCGGCTCAAGATGGGATACTCGAGAAACAATAATTTAAAATTTAAAGAGTTGTGTTATTGTTTCATAATTCTAGAATAAAAATAGGATAGATTTAGAGCACGCTATGATCAAAAAGAATTATTATGTATAGAAACCATGGTAAATATAAAAATTATAAGTGCTACATCATTCACTAAGACATCCTAAATATGATTAACAATTTTATTTGCGACTTCGTGATTCTTTGATCAAGGTGTGCTTGAATATACCACCTGGATATAAAGTTAATGCAAAAGGTAAGATTGTTCAAATTAAAACTGATGCTCATTGTGTTAAGACTGGCTAT